AGCGCGAAACAGGTCACGAGCCTTCTCAACACGACGGAGATCAAATCCGCCGACTACAACACGGTCAAGGCCCTGGCCGCCGGCCAGATCGATACCTTCCTCGGGTTCAAATTCATCCGGATCGAGCGCCTCACGAAGGTTTCGACGACCCGCTCCTGCCTGGCCTGGAGCCAGAACTCGATCCTCCTGGGGATCGGCACGGACATCATCACCCGCGTTTCCGAGCGTGCCGACAAGAACTACGCGACGCAGGTCTACGTCGGCATGTTCATCGGCGCAACCCGGATGGACGAGAAGGGCGTCGTCGAGGTCCAGGCGACGGAGTAAGCGAACCGCAGGAGAGCCCTCTGGCGGGCTCTCCTCAATGAAAAAAACAGGAGGTCTTTCAAATGCCTGACGGAATCAACTACGCAAAGTCTGTTTCCCTCTCTGTCCGGGATGAGCTCGGGGCCGAGTGGGAAGGGAAAAGCAGGGCGATCTACGACGAATTCACCTTCTCCTCGCACGCCTCCGGGACGACTGTCAACGTCGGCGTGCTCCGCAAGGGCGAGGTCTATCTCGGATGCGAGATCGTCAACGCGGCCCTGGGGACCGGCGTCACGCTCCAGCTCGGCGATGCCGGGAATGACGCCCGCTATATGGCGGCCCAGGCCGCCGCATCCGCCGGCAACATCGTCGGCAAGGAGGCAGGCTCCGGCTTCGGCTACAAGGCGCCTTCGGATACGGTCCTCGTCCTCAAGACCGGCGGCGGGACCGCAACGGGCAAGGTGCAGATCGTCATTTACAAGGCGGCCGGCAACTAAGCGGCCCCTGACCTGGAAACTCAAGTGCAACGAGGGGAGGGGCGCTCGGCCCCTCCCGCTCGGATCTTAACCCGTCAAGGAGAGATCAATGGCAAGCCAGGTCGATATCTGCAACCTCGCCCTGACCGCAATCGGACACAAGACGATTGCGAACATCGACGAGCAGAGCGAAGGCGCGAGGAAGTGCAAGGTCTACTATCAACAGGCCGTGGACGCGACGCTCCGGAGCTACAACTGGAACTGCGCGATGGCCCGGGCGACGCTTGCCCAGGACACGACGACACCGGATTTCGGCTATTCCTATCAGTATCCGCTTCCGAACGATTGCCTCCGGGTCCTGCAACTCGAGCGGCTTGATCTCGAATTCAAGGTCGAGGGCCGCAAGCTCCTGACGAACGAGGGAACCGCGAAGATCCTCTACATCAAGCGAATCGGCGCCGGCGAGATGGATCCTCTCCTGGTGGACGCCGTCGCGGCACGCCTGGCGGCCGAGCTCGCCTACGCCATGTCCAACAGCCCGGGCCTCGCGCAAATGATGCTCGAGATCTATGAGCGGAAGAAGCTCGAGGCCGGTTGTATCGACGCCCAGGAGGGGACGCCCGGCGATATCGAGGTCGATTCCTGGCTCAACGCGAGGTTGTAAGGATGCCCAGGGTTTCTCCGATCATCACGAGCTTCAACGCCGGCGAGTTATCTTCTCAACTCTACGGCCGGGTTGACGTCGAGAAGTACGCGGCCGGATGCCGGAGAATGGAGAACTTCGTCCCGCTTGTCCACGGGCCGGCCCGGCGCCGCCCGGGGACCTACTTCGTCGCCGAGGTCAAGAACTCCGCGAAATTCGTCCGGCTGATTCCCTTTGAATTCTCGATCACCCAAGCCTATATCCTCGAATTCGGCGACCAGTATATCCGCTTCTACAAGGACCAGGGGCGGATCGAGAGCGGCGGGTCCGCTTACGAGATTTCAAGTCCGTATCTTGAGGCTGATCTTCCCGGGCTCAAATTCGCCCAGGACGCCGATACGATGTATATCGTGCATCCGGCCTATGAGCCGCGGAAACTCACGCGCACGGGCCATACGTCCTGGACTCTTTCCACGGTTGCTTTCAACAACGGCCCCTATCTCGACGAGCAATCCTGGAACATCACCGGAAACGACCTGATCGTCAATGGCTCGATGGAGGTGGATTCCAACTGGGCAAGCGTCGGGACGCCAACCGTCAATCAGAGAAGCTCCGAGAAATACAGCGACGGGGGCTACTCGAGAAAATTCACGGTCGATGCAGCAAGCGAAGGGATAAAAAGCGACAATTTCTCCGTCACCAGCGGAAAGTGCTACCGCCTGACCTTCAAGGTCTTTACGGCCGCGAAGCGGATGGCGGTCAAATTCTACCGGGGCGGCGCTCTTGCCAAGCAGATAACACTCGTCGCGATCCCGGATTCAGCCTGGAAAGAATACACGATTTTCTATCGCGAGACGACGACGGCATCGAACGCCTATATCCAATTCGACTCCGACACGGTCACATCTGGAACATACTATATCGACCAGGTTTCCATATACGAGATCGACGGGGCGGTCGTCTGGTTCAGCGCCCGCAAGGGTACATCGCAAACGATGTATTCGTCGCACGATCTCTTTTCATCGAGCCATATCGGAAGCTATTGGCGGATCCGGCATCCCTTCACGGCCAACGACAATCTGACGGGCTCCGAGGACGAGGGATGGGTCAAGGTCACGGGCTATACGAACGCGAAGCAGGTCACGGTGGATATCAAGGCCGAGCTCAAGGACAGCGATGATACGCCGTATTTCAGCGAGGGGGCCTTTTCGTCAAAGCGCGGCTATCCGGCGGCGATTGCGCTTCACAAAGAATGTATGTGGCTCGCCAACACGATCGACTATCCGCAGACCTTGTGGAGGTCCCGCGTCGGTTCCTATGAGGATTTTTCTCCCGGGACCGACGCAGACAACGGGTTCTCCTACACGCTCTCGAGCGAGAAGGTCAACGCGATTACCTGGATCGCTCCGGTGACGCACCTGATCGTCGGCACGAACAACGGCGAATGGACCATTGAGCCGCCGGACGCAAACAAGCCGCTCTCTCCCACCAACGTCGAGGCCAATCAGCAAAGCGCCTACGGGTGCTCGGAGCTCTCGCCGATTAACCTCCGCAATGTCGTGATCTTCATGCAACGCCTCGGGCTCCCGCAGAATTACGGCCAGATTGCCCGGGAGCTCTCCTACCGTTACGACCTCGATGGTTATGTGGCCCGGAATCTCACGCTTCTTGCCGAGCATATCACAACTGGCGGTGTGGTTGATTGGGCATATATGAGCTCGCCCTTCCCGATTGTCTGGGCGGTTCGGTATGACGGCACGCTCCTGGGTATGACCTATGAGAAGGACCAGGAGGTCTACGCCTGGCACAGACATCCGATGGCCGGCGCTGTTGAAAGCGTCGCCGTGATCCCGGGGGTTTACCAGGACGAGCTCTGGATGGTCGTCCGCCGGACGGTCGGCGGCGCAACGAAACGATATGTCGAATATCTGACGGATTTTGACTGGGCCGGGCCGATCAACGAACCTGGATACTCTGGGAGCGGAACGTACAGGAACCGGCCGTTTTTCGTCGATTGCGGCCTTTCCTATTACGGATCGTCGCCCGTGACGACGATCTCGGGGCTCGATCACCTGATCGGCGAAACGGTCCAGATCCTCGCAGACGGGGCCGTGGTCCCGGACCAGGTCGTTGACGCCGACGGCTCGATCACCCTGACCACGGCGGCCACCGTCGTTCATGTTGGGCTCGGCTACGTTGCGCATCTCGAGCCGATGGATCTCGAGGCCGGGGCCGCTGAAGGTACGGCGCAGGGCAAGAAGAAGCGTATCCACGAGGTCGGCATCAAGCTCTACGAGACCGTCGGCGGATGGGTCGGCCCGGACGAGGACCACCTGGACGAAATCATCACGAGAACGACAAACGATCCTCTGGGGGAGCCGCCTCCGCTGTTCACGGGGGATTTTGACCTGGCCTTCCCGGCCGGATACGACACGGCCGGAAGGATCCTGCTTCGCCAGGACAAGCCCCTTCCGATGACGGTGCTTTGCCTCATGCCGAGGCTCAACACGATGGATCGGTGACGGACATGATCGTCAAAGGCAAAGGCGGTTTTTATGTGAAATCGGAAAAGACCGGGAAGAACCTGGGCGGCCCTTACAGGACCAGGGGCGAGGCCGAGAAGCGGCTCCGGCAGGTTGAGTATTTTAAGCACAGGGGATTGTTGAAAAAACAAAGCAAGGGGGGTTCGTCATGAATGGATTTCTCGTTTATCTCCTGGTTTTCGTGGCCGGCGGCATCATCGGCGCCGTCGCCGAGTATCTTATCCTTCGAAACAACCCGCAGATCGTGAAGGATCTCGAGAAAAGCCTGGCGAAGGCGAAGGCCGAGGCGGCCGAATACCGGAAGGTTTATGAAGATCTGGTCACGAAGCTGAAGAACAAGGTCGAGGGGAAATGACCGTCGAACCGTTCAAGGCCGCCGACTATCACGAGATCGTCCCCAGGAGCCCCGAGGAGATCGAGGCCCTGGGAGAAACCCAATGGCGCGAGCTCCTGGAGCGCTACGAGCGTAATCCGTCATGGACGATGCGCGACGAATCCGGGCGCGTCGTTTTCTTCGGGGGCGTCGTCGTGCTTTGGAAGGGGGTCGGCGAGGCCTGGTCTGTCATGAGCGATCTCGTGGAGCATTTCCCGCTCGCCGTCGTCCGCGAGATCCGCCGGCGAATCGATGAAACCTTCGAGGAGAAAAGGCTACGCAGGATCCAGGCGATCATTGCCGACGACAACCCGCGTGCGGTCAAGCTGATGCGCCTGGCCGGCTTCGAGGTCGAGGGGCTTCTCCGGGCCTATTCACCGGACGGGAAGGATTGCTTCATTCTTGGGAGGGTCAAGGAATGGAAGTCGTAGCGATGACAGCGGCCGCCATGATGGCCGCCTCGATGATCCGCGGGGCCTATGCGGAGAAGGAGGCCTACAACGCCAAAGCGAAAGCGGCGGAGCACGAAGCGGAAATGATGCGGCGCCAGGCCGAATTTGAAAGGGGCCAGGCGGATGTCTCCAGGATCGAGGCGGCCCAGGAACGGCAGAAGGGGGCGATTGCGGTCCAGGAGCACGAGAAGAAGAGCCGCGCCCTTCTCGGAGAATTCGCGGCCAAGACGGCCGCCCGGGGCGTCGCCATGACGGGCTCGCCTCTCGAGTATCTGGCCTCCACAGCCGAGGACCTGGCCTTTGAGCGGCAGACGATCAAATACGGAGCCGATATATCGGCGTGGAAAAAAGCAAACGAGGGGACAATCCATCTCAACCGGGCGAAGCTGATGGAGGCCGAAGCGCCCGTGATGCAATGGAACGCTCAGCTTTACAGAAAGCAGGGCAAGGAAGCCGTTACTTCGGGATGGATCAAGGGGCTCGGGACGCTCGGGATGGCCTCGTATAACATTTACGGCAAGCCGGCAATCAGCGCCGGTGCCGGCACCGGCGGCGGTATGGACACTTCCTGGGGCGTCGGCGGGGATCATCGTTTCTAGGCGAGAGAGGGCGACCGATGGGATTTGACATAGATCCGAGGCAGGCATCCAGGAGCTCCCGCGAGATGGCGGAGACTTTCGGCCAGGTCTATCAAACGGCGATGTCGGAGATAGAGCAAAGCCGCCAGGCCGAGCGCGTAAGTGAAGGGCTCCGGGCGAAGGTCGAATTCAATGAGCTCTACGGCCAGGTCGTCGAGAGGATGAAAACCTCGAGCCTGGATGAGCTCCGTTCGACGAACTTCCTCGAGGACGCCGAAGCACAGATCCGCGAGCGGATCGGCAACGTCCGGGATCCCGAGCTCCGGTCCATGATGGTCCGCGAGGCCGGCGTGGCGAAGGCTCACGCCGCGGAACAGCACAGGGCGATCTATTACCGGAAGAGCATCGAGGACCAACAGGCGACAAGCCTGAAGAACACGCAAAGAATCGTGTCCAATGCGATCTCCGCGGTCCCGACGCCCCAGGCCCCGAGCCAGGCCGACGCCTGGAAACAATTCGAGGATGAACACCTGCGGACGCTCGCGGTGCTCCGCATGACCGGCGTTTGGACCGCCGAACAGGAATATGCCCTTGCAAAGCGGTTTTACCGCGAAACGGCTGAAGGCCTGATCGCCCAGGACCCGAAGAAGGCGGAGGCCTTCATCAATCAATTCAAAGATTCCATCGAGGGCGACGACTATCGCAAAATGAAG